AATTTCTGCTCCCTTGACCTGCACGTTAGAGAGCCTTTAGGCAACCCTACTAACTCAGTAGTAAGGTTGCATAAATCCTTAAATTTTTGTCTATCTGTCATCTTAGAATGGTAAGTCTTCAGATTCAACAGGTGCATCAGGCATAGCTGTTTCAGGTGTAGTTTTTGCAAACCAATACCCATCAATGTTATGAAAGTATCTTCCGTTGTATTCCCTTGATGATACGTTACACTTAATCATAACTTCATCTCCTACTGATAACTTATCCAAGTCTTTCAATTTGTCATCTCCGAAAGCTGTTACTGCTATTTCAGGATTATATTCTGCACCTGTATCAATTACTACAGTTTGCTTTTTCCAAACTTTTTCAGACTTTGAGATTCCGCTTTCTACGTCTAACTTCTTTACTAATTTTCCTTTTACATCCATTATATATTTCGCCTATGATTAGTGAGTAGGACTTTTCTCGGTTAAATTATTTATTACTAATTGAGTTACACCATTTTGTTATGTCATCTCCATAGATGAACTTACCTGTCTTTTGTGAGTAAGGTGCAAACCTACCATTTTTTTCTTTTACAGGTAGCTTTACAATAGTCTTACGATAAAGGAATCTTCCTATACCCCATTCAACACAAGCTCTTTTAAAAGCATCTGAAACGTGTCCTTTGTCTTTTTCAACTTTAGATTCTGAGCCTGTATTTGACTTCCATATCCATTCATCTTCTTTTTTTATTCCTACTTTACAGAATAATAATCCTGAACATTCGTAGTATATAGTCTGCCAATTTTCCTGACCACATACTTGGTCTAATATGTCTTGGCAATCTCTTGCGTCTATATAAGCTACACAGGAAGCTCCCCATTGATTTGCTGATTGTACCCTCCATTTAAAAGGTATCTCTGTTTTTAATTTTTCTAAATTCATTTTTATTCTTTATTTAATTTGATAGAGATAATCTCTTTACCTCCTTTGTAGATTGGTGCTTCTATTAGTTCGCCTGTATCTAAGTCAATTACATCAACTTTCAATGCAGCCTTATGTTTGTCTTTTAACTGCTTCAATCCTGCTTCCATAGATACTATCTCTATGATGTTTGAGTAGTCATAACGTCCTGCACTAGCCTTGTTAGTTATCTCAGCATCTCCGAACACAAACGTCTTTCCGTGTTTAGCTGCTTCAATGATTACTGACTCGTTTATTCTAACCTTTGCTTGCTTTACTATCTCCTCAAGCTTTTTAAGGCTTACAATAGCTTCTAAAGGGTTAATAGTTCCGTCTAATACTGAAGTAGTAATATTGTTTACTACCTCATTCACTTTGATTGTTTTTAGTAATTCCATTTTTATTTTTTATTTAATATTTTTATCATATCCAAAGCTCCTTTTAAGGAAGATATTGTATTTTCTTTTACTATTATTCTATCTTCTAGGAGTTTTATGTATTCGTTCTTAGCTTTAATTAGTTCGTCTGTAATCTTTGTCATTTCTTCAATTACATTATATTCTCTATCTATCATATTAAAATATTAAAGAGTCAATGAATCCTAATGTACCGCACATTAAGAATAGTAGGACTGTAAATACTGCCAAGAGTCCAACTGAGAAAGCAAAGTCGTGAAGTTTTTTATTGTACCTTACTCTGTCTAGTTCTTGAACATTCTCTCTCTTATAGTTCCCTAAAGAGTTCTTAGTAAAGAATTGCTCCTTTTCGCTTTCGTTCATATACTGAACTACTTTGCTTTTTAAATTTGTAATCTTAAAGTTTTTCATATTAATTGTATTGTGGGGGATTTTACACCCCCTGATTATTATTTAGTTAATTCTTTTAACTCATTTTTTAAACGTTCTATTTTCTCTTTAGAGTCTTTTATAAGGTTATGTAACGCTAACAGGTTTTCTTCTGAAAGTTCCTTAGAAGTGTCATTTAAAGCGTTTTGAAAATATTGCATATCGTTTTCTTCTGACTTAATTTTAGATGCTAAAGACTCTTTCTTTTTGATTAAGTCGTATTTTCTCATATTTCTTAAATCTTGTTTAGATAGTTTTGCTGACCTGTGTAAGTGTATCATCTTAATTGTATTGTGGGGGCTTTTACACCCCCTGATTATTATTTGTTATCTGTTAAGTAATTGATTAATGTTCTGTATTGATTGTATTCGCAAATACCATTCTTAAATTCGTATGCTCCGTATTTTACTAAGTTGATTTCTGTAGTTGGATAAGATGTATTAAATGTTACTATCTTGATTAATTGCTTGATGATGATTGTTAATTTTTTCATTTTAATTATATTGATTAATGTTTGACAAAAGTACACCTTTAAAGTTACTCACACAATTATTAACAAGTTTATTTACAAAGTTATTAACAATTAAGGTGTTTACATCTAGGACGAACTTTATAGCTTGTCTAGTATATTAGTATTAAAAAGAAAAGAAAGTGCCTAAAACGGCTATAGGGCATACCTATAAAGGCATTAAAAGATTGATTGGTAGAGTTCCGTTGTTTAATACTACTGCACAACCGATTGCTTGCTTCTTAAAGTTCTTAGCGTATGCTGCTGCGTAAGTCGTAGAGTCTACACCACAACCAACTTGCATACCAAAGACTTTAAATCGTTTACCTAAAAACCATTGAGTATAAGCTAAAGTATGAGTATGACCACAAACAGATGACATCAAGTTATTTTTTGCTTTAGCAGCACTTTGACCTCCTTCTCCGTGTTCAAAAAGTACATCATCATATACAACAGACTCGCACCAATTCCAATTAGGAGTTCCTAAGACTTCATTGTAAGACCTTATCCAAGCAGCAGGAATACCACCTGACATAGCTTTACGACTAGCCATTCTATCGTGATTACCTATCATAACATCTGCATAAGGAAAAGCTTCATACCACTTAGCTATCTTCTTTATAGCAGTTTCAAGTTCTAGTCCTGAAGACATACCATCAGGGTCAGGCTCGTGGTAGCTAAAGCCGTGAGCGTCAATAATATCTCCAATGAAGATTACTTGGTTACAATTATGAACTTTGTATTGTTCTTTACACCACTCAAGGTAGCCGTCTAAACAGAAAGGTTCGTGAAGGTCGCCAATGACTAGAATGTTTCTAACCTCTGACTTCCTCATTTCCTGAATGACTGCTATCTCGTTAGGCTTTAATCTGTATCTATTATTTCTTAGCAACGTCTGCTATTCCTTGTCCAACAATAAGAACTAAGATTGCGTGGTATAACTCTTTTGCTGTATCAGCATCAACTCCTAAGTAAGTTACTATTGCAGGAATAACTACTGAACTGATTGCGTACCAAAACTTCTTTGACTTTAACATCTGTCCGATAAGATACTTTTGAAAAAACTTTTTCATATTATTTATTTTTAATTATTAGATTAATGTTTTCGCCGCCTAAATTAAGTATTTCTTTGATTAATAAGTCCATAGCTAAGACAGAGTTATGAACAACGTCCTGTTCAGTCCCTATTCCTACTAGAATACAACCACTAGTATCTTTAGCTGTATTTCCTCTGTGGAATAATATCCAATCTCTATTAGGAACATCTTGAACTAATAGGTGTAAGTAATCCCTAGTTCCTGATTCTCTAGGGTATCTAAGTCTTACAGGATATTCGCCTTCAGGAATACAACTTATATTCCTTTGATTATCTATCCAAGGGTTTTCTAAGGTGTCGCACATCCTTTCCCCATTTAAAAATAATTCACCTAATGTACTAACCTTGCTAAATGTATCTCTAATTAATAAAAGGTTTATCATTTTTTTTTATGTTTCCACCACTTATCTATTGTATAAGCTATTGAAACAACTAATAGAATAATCTTTAGAGCTAACTCTATATTAGTGAACGTCGTTACGCTTAATACCGTTGTGTTTAGGACTGCTACTTCTGATATTTCTTGAATTGTTTTTTTTATCGGCATCTTGTAAATACGATTTGAGTTTAGTAATATTAATTGGTTTTGTCTTGTAGTATTTCTTCATTAGTTTAGATTTCCTAATACGTTTCTTAATGTAAAATTAGTTCCTTGATTTTGTGGTCGTTCAAGATTCATTCCGTTGTAATAATTTTCAGTTGAACTGTTTACATCACTACCCGTATTCGTATTGTATTCAGGAAAAAGAGTTGAGTTATTACATATGTAGTCAATTAGTCTTTCACGATAATAAGACCCTGTATTTAAAATTTCTTCCCTAAAACTTTGAGCTTCTTCCGTAGTTAAAGCTGTTCCTGTTTCAGAGGTTTTGGAAAAAATGTTTCCATTCTCTACTTTGTGCCTCAGATAATTGAAAGCGTGATAAAGACTATACGAAGGCAACATATCCCCTACGTAATCATTTAGCAAAGTTTTGTAATTTGCATTTACAGGTAAGTCTACTTCTCCCGCTACGATTAAGTCTTTCAATTTGTTGTTAAGGTCTGTGCCAAGTGCTGTCTCAACATAAATTTTCTGTGCTTCTTTTACGAATGGGAGTAATATGTCCACATCTACATTAAGATTGATTGCTGTTGAGTCCTTTAATTTAGACTCTGATATAAATAGTACGTAGCTCATAATTATCTTGGTTTGTTATATCCGTTATTTTTCATTCTTTGCGGTGCTATCGCTACTAGCTTATCATTTTTTTCAGCAGTAAACCCCTCAGACCTAGCTTTAGTATATCCTATTAATTG